TATGATTTTCTGGCTCAAGACTCGAGCAGGCTGGAAAGAGACGCAGGTGAATGAGCATACAGGCCCAGGTGGGGAACCTCTGGCAATCGGATGGCAGAAGTAATAATTCCCTACAAGCCTCGTGAACATCAACTCAGTCTCCATTCGGCAGTTGATGCAAACCGATTTACAGTTGCGGTGGCTCACAGAAGATTCGGCAAAACTGTTGCGGCAATCAACCAGATCATTAAAGCTGCGCTGCAATGCGAACGGGAAGCTCCTCGTTTTGCCTACATCGCACCAACCTACACCCAAGCCAAGCGAGTAGCCTGGGACTACCTGCTGAAGTACACACAACCGCTAAACGCTACTGCGAACATCTCAGAGCTACGGGTGGACTTCTATGGCAGGCGCATAAGCCTTTACGGTGCAGACAACCCAGACTCGCTCCGAGGGATATATCTCGACGGGGTGGTGCTGGACGAAGTCGGTGACATGAACCCTAAAATCTGGAACGAAATCATCAGGCCAGCTTTGAGTGACAGGCTAGGGTGGGCAATGTTTATCGGTACTCCCAAAGGGGCCAACCATTTCAAGGATTTGAGAGATCGGGCAGAGAAGGAAGTTGGCTGGGCTCTACTTCAATTCAAAGCGTCTCAAACGGGAATTATCCCTGCTGAAGAACTTGAGGCGGCGAAGAAGGAGATGGGAGAGGACAAGTACAACCAAGAGTTTGAGTGTTCGTTTAACGCTGCCGTTGAAGGTAGTTACTACGGGCAGATACTCAATACTCTTGAGCAGCAGGGTAGGTTCTGCGAGATCGTTAGAGACGACCTCTGTAAAACCTACGCAGCGTGGGACCTGGGGGTCGGGGACTCTACCTCGATCTGGATTGCTCAAGTGGCGGGGCAAGAGATTAGGCTCATGGACTACATTGAAAATCACGGGCAGGGTCTCGATTGGTATGTACGGGAACTCAAGGCGAGGAACTGGGAGAAGGCTGAGATGCTCCTCCCGCACGATGTGGAGGTCAGGGAACTCGGAACGGGACGCTCTAGGCTGGAGATGCTACGAGAGGCCGGACTTGACTGTACAGTCGTACCGAGACTTCCTGTAGACGATGGCATTGCAGCAGTTAGGCGACTTCTTCCGAGGTGCTGGTTCCACAAGGCCACGAAGCAGGGACTAGACTGCCTTAGAAACTACCGACGGGAATACGATGAGAAGCGTAATGTATTCTTTGATAAGCCTCTACACGATTGGAGTTCTCATGGCTCCGACGCTTTCCGCTATCTTGCTCTCGGAATGGATACAGGATCGAACTGGGGCAAACCGCTAAAACTTAACACTTCTTGGATAGTGTAACTCTTGAGTGTTTAAGGTTTATCAATTGCAGGCTTTAAAAGCTGCCTGGGCAAGAAAAAAGGCAGAAAAGGAAAACCATGACGGAAATTGAAATTAAAGCGATTCTTGATTCTGAAATTTCGGATTCGCTTGGATACATTGAGACCGAGACAACCGAAGCCCGACGCAAGGCTATCCAGTACTACAACCGTGAGGGTTACGGCAACGAGGTTGAAGGCCGATCCACCATCGTGACGGGTGAGGTTGCAGAGGCAGTTGACGGTGCATTGCCTGCCATCATGCGAGTATTCACCCAGTCTGATGACGCTGTGCGCTTTGAGCCTAATGGCCCAGGCGACGAGGAGAAGGCTAAACAAGCGACCGAGTACTGTAATTGGGTGTTCTATCGGGATAACCCTGGTGTGATGGTTATGCACACTTGGTTCAAGGATGCGCTCCTCCAGAAGAACGGAACGGTAAAGGTTTACTGGGACGAAAAGGAAGAAGTCAACACCGAGTCCTATGAAAACCTGACGCAAGAAGAACTGACCATTCTTCTATCTGACGAGCAGTATGAAGTTGTAGAGCAGGACGAGTTTCAAGTGGGTGAGCAGCCTATGCCGCCTACGCCTGAGCAGATGATGCTGGCGCAACAGACTGGGCAGATGCCTGAGCCTGTGATGCAGCCCGTCATGGCCTACAACGTCAAAGTGAAGAAGATCGAAAAGAAGGGCAAGGTTGTTATTGAGAACGTGCCGCCAGAGGAGTTTATTATCTCCAAGAAGGCACGAGACATTGCCACAACCCCTTTCTGCGCCCACCGCAAGCTCGTGACTCGCTCTGATCTCATTGCTATGGGATACCCAGAGGATGTGGTCAACGACCTGCCGACATACGAAGACCTGACGTTTACGCCTGAGAAGGTTGCGAGATACACGCAGGGTGAGCAGCCGCTAGATCGCCAGAGCCTTGACCACTCCATGCAAGAGATTGAGGTATACGAGTGCTATATACGCATGGACGAGGATGGTGACGGTATTGCTGAACTGCGGAGGATTGTCTACGCAGGTATGGAAGTGCTGGAGGATGAAGAGATTGATTACGTCCCCTTCTGCTCTGTCTGCCCGATCCCGATGCCGCACAAGTTTTTTGGCCACAGTTTGGCTGACCGGACAATGGACTTGCAGCTTATTAAGTCCACGATCACCCGTCAGATTCTGGATAACCTCTACCTAACCAACACCCCACGAGTGACTGCAGTAGAGGGCCAAGTGAACCTTGACGACCTCCTAACGCAAGCGGTTGGTGGGGTAGTAAGGGTGAAGAATTCAAGCGCTATTGGCCAGCTTTCTGTGCCTCCTGTAGCGTCTCAGTCGTTCCCAATGCTCCAGTATCTTGACCAGATTCAGGAGAAGCGGACGGGGGTCAGCATGGCCTCACAAGGGCTAGACCCCAACATTCTCCAGAACACGACCGCCACTGCGGTAGCGGCAATGCAAAACGCTGCTGCCTCAAAGGTCGAGTTGATGGCGAGAATGTTTGCTGAGGGCGGTGTGCGTGACCTGTTTAAGAACATCCTGCACCTGCTCTGTAAGTACCAAGACAAGCCTCGTGTGGTCAGACTGCGGGGCAAGTATGTCTCTATTGATCCTCGTGAGTGGGATTCCAGTTATGACGTGACAGTAAACGTCGGTCTGGGGACTGGTAATCGCCAGGAACAGATGGCTATGCTTGCAATGGTTCTTCAGAAACAGGAGCAGCTACTTGGGGCGGGAGGAATTGGTCAAACTATGGTTGGCCTCGCACAATATCGAGCCACGCTTGGCAGATTTATCGAGAGTGCTGGTTTTAGAGATTCCAGTGAGTTCTTCCGTGAAGTTACTCCCGAAATCGAGCAGGCCCTGGCTGCGCAGGCGCAACAACAGCAGCCCGATCCCAATATGCAGGCAATGATGGCCCAGCTACAAGCCCAGATTCAGGCAGACCAAGCAAGGGCGCAGAACGAGATTCAGATTAGCCAAGCCAAGGCACAAGCAGACATCCAACTCCAGAGGGAGAAGGCTGCTGCTGCGATCCAGCTTGAGCGTGAGAAGGCCCAAGCAAGCCTGCAACTCAAAGCGGCAGAGTTCCAGACTGAGGCACAACTCAAGGCGGCTAAGGTTAGCGCTGAGATTACTGGAAACGTAGAGATACCTGGGAGCTACTAATTGGATGCAGCAGAACGGGCGGCAACGCTCCTGCGTGACGAGTTTTTTATGGATGTTGTGAAAAAACAACAAGAGATGTATATTCAGGTCATCCTGAATAGTCGTGAGGAAGATGTTGATTTGAGGGAAAGAGCCTTAATCAAGCACCGAGCGATTGAAGAGTTTATAGCGTCAATCCAATCTATCGCTGACAAGAAAGAGATAGAGAAGAAACGTATCAAGTTTTTTTAAACCGGAGTCGATATGGAAAACACCAACCCGCAAGGGAGTGCAATTAGTGTGAGTCAGGCTGCTGGACAATTTCTTGGCATGATGGACGGTGAGGAGGCGCAAGCCCAACCAGACCCTTCCGAAGTGATTGAGGATACGATCGAGCAGGAGGAGGTGCAGGAAGACCTTCACGAGGATGACTACGACGAGCCAGAAGAGGAGCCAACCCCCACCTATCGTGTAAAGGTAGGCAAGGAGGAAGTTGACGTTCCGCTAGATGAGCTTATCCAGGGTTATTCACGAACCAAAGACTACACAAAGAAGACTCAGGAGGTTGCGGAGCAGCGCAAGGCAATCGAGGCTGAAAGGTCAAAGATTGAGGAGGCTGCGAAACTTCGTGACCAATATGCTCAACGTCTTTCCATCATTGAGCAGATGCTCCAGCAACCGGAGCCAGACCTATCTCAGTTGAAAGAGACTGACCCCATTGGCTATGCCGTGGCAGTCGCAGAACAAACTGAGAGACAAAAACAACTAGCCGCAGTCCAAGCAGAACGGGCAAGGTTGGCTCAACAGCAGCAGTCTGAGCAGGCAGAGCGTCTCAAGATGCATCTGGCTAGTGAAGCCGCAAAGCTGAGGGAGGCAATCCCCGAATGGCAGGATGAGGTAAAGGGCGAGATCATCAAGAAAGAGATTCGTGAATACGCCAAGTCTGTTGGCTTTACTGACCAAGAGCTTGCACAGGTTTACGACTCCCGAGCAGTGACCGCACTTTACAAGGCTGCACAGTACGACAAGCTGATGAAGGGCAAGATTGACGCTACTAAAAAGGTGTCTCAAGCCCCCAAGATGCTGCGTCCTGGCACAAGTAACCCTGAGTCCCGTCAAACGGAACAGAGTAAGAAACTCAAACAACAAGTAAGGAAGTCTGGGAAGGTAAAAGATGCCGCCAGACTCTTTGAATCATTTCTCTAATTGAAAGGAAGTAAAAATGCCTACATTCGGTACTTTTGGCGCTAACGCTGCCAAGGGTCTTCGTGAAGACCTCGCTGATGTTATCTATGACATCTCCCCCCAAGACACTCCCATCATGTCGTCCATCGGCAAGACCAAAGCTACTGCGGTCTTCCACGAGTTGCAGAAGGACTCTCTGGCTGACGCTAACACCCTCAACTATCTGGCTGAAGGTGCTGACGCTACTGCCGCAACCCTGACCCCCACCGTCCGCATTGGAAATTACAGCCAAATTGTGGGTAAGACGATCCAGGTCAGCAATACGCTCGAAGCCGTGAATAAGGCAGGCCGCAAGTCTGAGAAGGCTTACCAGCTTGCTAAGGCTTCTGCTGAACTCAAGCGTGACATCGAGGCAATCATCACTGCGAACCAAGCCCGTGATGCAGGTGCTTCTGGCACTCGCAAGATGGGTACGCTCCTCTCCTGGATCACCACCAATGTGAACAAGCAGGCTGCTGGTACGAACCCCACGGGTGACGGTACGGATGTTCGTTCTGACTCCGGTACGACTCGCACCTTCCAAGAGTCCATGCTCAAGGATGTGGTTCAGAAGGTCTTCACGGCTGGTGGTACGCCCACCCTGCTCGTGGTTCCTCCCGCACTCAAGCAGGTTGTCTCTGCTTTCACGGGTCTGTCCCAGCATCGCTACAATAGCAACACTGGCGGTGACATCACCATTCTGGCTGGCGCTGACCTGTATCAGTCGGACTTCGGTGTTCTTCAGATCGTTCCCAATCGCTTCATGCGTAGCCGTGACGCATTCGTGCTTGATCCTGAGTACGCTGCTCTCGCTTACCTGCGTCCCTTCCA